TAAAGAGGTTAGATTCTTTGATAGAATCAAGGGGTGGAGTAGTACCAGAATCATCGAAAGGTGCGCTAATGCAAGCTGGTGATCCTATAAAATTTGTATCCAAAGGATGGGGTTATGAGAAATGGATTGCCAATAGTCCTAGTTATTGTGGCAAACTTCTTTTCATAGCAAAAGGTAAGAAATGTTCTTGGCATTATCATAAGTTAAAGGATGAAGTTTTCTATGTACAGAGTGGTGCTATTGAACTTTCATATGGATGGAATGAAGATAAAAAATTATCTAAAACTGTTATACTCACAGAGGGAGATAAGTTTCATGTTCCTACAGGTTTGAAGCATCAAATGTTTGCTCTGAAAGATACTGAATTATTTGAGTTCTCTACTCAACATTTTGATTCAGATAGTAATAGAATAGAGAGGGGAGATTAATGAGATACTGTGTTGATATTGATGGAACTATTTGTACACTCACACCAGATCCCAAGACATATGAAGATGCAGAACCTTGGAATGATAGAATAGAAACTATCAATAAGTTATATGATGAAGGAAACCATATAACATATTTTACTGCCAGAGGTATGGGTAGATTTAGTGATGATCCAAACGCTGGTGTAAAAGCATCTGCACTTTTATTTGATCTTACAGAAAAACAATTAAAAGATTGGGGATGTAAATATCATGAGTTGATATTAGGTAAACCTCATGCAGATTTCTTTATAGATGATAAAGGAATACAATGTGATGATTTTTTTAATAACAAATGAAAATTTTAGTTACTGGACATAAAGGTTTTATTGGTAGTCATGTCTATGAGCATCTTTCAAAAATAGGTTATGATGTAGATGGTTTAGATAGACCTGATGACATAGGAGACTTTATAAGGTTTGCAACATCAGCAAGTGGATCTACACAATATAATGTCATTATTCATCTTGCTGCCTATGCTGCACTTAGAGATAGCATTAAAAATCCAGATAAATTCTGGGAAAATAATGTAGTTAAGTCTCAACCTATCTTTGATTACTGTAGAAGAAATGATACTAGATTATTATATGCTAGTTCTGCTGGTGCTCATGGATGGTGGCAGAATCCTTATGCTATTACTAAGAAAGTAAATGAGATACAAGCACCACCTAATAGTGTGGGTATGAGATTCTTTAATGTGTGGGCAGAGAAAGGTAGTAGAGAAGATATGCTTTATAGAATGCTACAAGATAATACAGCAGAATATCTTACAAGACATAAGAGAGATTGGATTCATGTTCATGATGTTGCCAGAGCTATCTGTTATTTGATACCAGATAAGTTTAGAGGTGTGTTAGATATAGGAACAGGAAAAAATTATTCTGTTCTAGAATTAGCAATGAGAATGGGTAAGAGTGATCTTCCTATCTTAGAGGACACGCCAGGTGAACCAGAATCTTTATGTGCTGACATCACTCAATTGACAAAACTGGGATGGTTTCCTACAATAGACATAATGGATTTGCTACATGGATAGAAACAAAGCAGCATATAAGTTAAAGAATTTTGGTCCTGTATACTATCTTAATCTGGATGAACAACCAGAGAGAAAGATCTATATGGAAGCACAGTTTAAGTATTGGGAAATAGAAAACTATACAAGAATCTCTGCATATGATGGTAGAGAAGACGACCTTAGTGATATTCTAAAAGGTAGATATCCTGATCATATGTCTAGTGGTGAGGTTGGTTGTACAACTTCACATCTCAAAGCAATTAGACATTGGTTAGATACATCTGATAGTCCATATGCAGTTATGATGGAAGATGATTGTAGTCTAGATCTAGTAAGATATTGGAACTTTACTTGGAGTGATTTCTATGCCAAGATTCCTTATGATTGGGATGTAGTTCAGATTGCTGTGATATGCACAGGTGATGTAAATTTAAAAATTCACAAAAGATTTGTGAATGAGTTCTCAACTGCTTGTTATATTATTACCAGACATCACGCAGAAAAGATGATGAAATTGCATTGGAGAGGAAAGGACAAGTATAGATTAGATAATGGTGTAAGACCAAGACCAGTAGCTGATGATTTACTTTATAATTCTGGTAACACATATACTATTCCACTTCTCCTATACAAACTAGATCTAGGTTCTTCTATACATCCAGAACATATAGATGCATTCCATAAAGGTAATTTTGATGCTCAGTTTGCATATTGGAGTCAGAATGGAGCACTAACTGAGATAGATCATCTCATGGATTATGATCCTTATCTGGGTAGGGTAGTGGAATCCACACTCAATGAACCACAGAAAGCTTGACAATATGTTAAGGATCAGATATAGTTGTAACTGGCACATGTGACAGTTCACATAAATAACATTATACAAAGGACTCGAAAGATCGTAACCCTGTGTAGATGTCAAAAGTTTTCCATGTCGGGAAAGCTATCATCCGCAAGGGTTTTTCTTTTACCCATGCGAGACAATAACAAATAAAATGATTAAATCAACAATAGCTGCAGTAGCAGCAACTCCTCTTCTAGTATCTGGTGCAGCTTTTGCTGGTCCATATGTTAATTTAGAAGCAACTGGTTCATACCCTGATGGTGCATATACATCTGGTGGATTAGAAGCAGTAGTAGGATATGAGGGAGAAACTCCTGGTGGAATTGGTTGGTATGTATCTGGTGGTCCTACAGTGACTCACACAGAAACTGCTGATGAGTTTGGTGATGTAGAATTCATTGGATACCTTGGTGGTTCTTATGACAAGTTCTATGGTGAAATCTCTGGTGTAACAGCTGAAGATGATGTTGACTGGTCTGCTAAAGCAGGTGTTAAGTTCACTTTCTAAATAACCTTGAGACCTTATCGTGCGGTCTCTGCAAAACGGAACAACCCAAGACTCTCTACATAGTGGAGAGTCTTTTTTATGCCATGAAAAAGGTATTGACACATCCAATCACCATCTTCAACCTTTTATTAGTAGGATCATTCATAATGATAGAGACAATGCATATAAATTTTCATTTACAATCCAATCCAGAATGTGTAGAAACTGTTACATAAATTTAATTTATAGTCCATATAAGGTTTAATTATTGATGTTTTGATATTCATATGTTAAGAAACTTGACAAAATTTAATATTTTATATATAATAATGTTACATAACTTAATAATTCAATGACTGTTACCACAGAATCAGGTGGAAGACAAAATGCTTTCCCAAATGAAACAAGACCTTACATTGATGATAGTGTTTCCTATGAAGGATACCCTCAGAATGCAGAGAAAGTAAATGGTCGTTGGGCTATGATTGGTTTTGTTGCACTTCTAGGTGCATATGCTACAACAGGTCAAATCATTCCTGGTGTATTCTAATGACATCATCAAACAAGACACTTCCAAACTTTTGGAAAGAAGCAGAACAAATCAATGGCAGACTTGCTATGATGGGTTTCTTTGCACTCATAGTCAACTATGGTTTAACTGGATGGATTATTCCAGGTTTATTTTAAAAAATGAAAATTAATTCACAATTCACAATTTACAACAAAGAGGAAAAACTAATGACACCTGAAGCAGAAAGATTTAATGGTTGGGCAGCAATGCTTGGATTCGTAGCAGCAGTTGGTGCTTATGCTACAACAGGAAACATCATTCCAGGTATATTCTAATGACAAACAAAACAGAAACAAGAACAATTGAAAAGGAAAAGTTTTTTGCAGAGAAGCTTAATGGCAGATTTGCAATGCTAGGCATCATAGCAGGTCTAGGTGCTTACCTAACAACAGGACAAATCATTCCAGGTTTTGTATAATGAACAACAAAGACATCTTTGAACAAGCAATAGGTAGACCAGCAATGTTCGCATTTGTTCTATTTGGTGGCATCTACTTAGCAACAGGTCAACTAATACCAGGTGTAGTATAATGAGAAACCCTGTACCATTTTCAGTAGTGCCATACATTTTTATGGTGGCACTTGGCATGAGCACTGTAACTAGTGTCATGGCGTAAGTTTTTTTTTACCCATAAAACTTTACAAAACTAAATACTTATTCATATCCTTTTACAAAACTATCTAAATGAGTGATCTCTATCAAGTTGCAGAATCATTTCCAATATGGAAAGCAATACTCTGGTGTTTCTATCCTATGGCTGCTATTGTACTGATTGAGTTATTTCTCAGATCAGTCAATGATAATGATGATGACGACTTTGGTGGTGGTAAGGGAATAAGAGTTGGAGATATGCAACCTGCATATGCTCCATCAGGTGCTTGACAGGGAGTAAAAATACCTATATATTATATACTAAGTATTTTTACCTAACATGTACCAAACACTTTTCATATCAGGGATTGCAGCATATCTCTTCTTTAATGATACTGTTCTGCAATACGTCTATAGTTAAAATTCATAGCTGAGGAGCACAAGCTTAAATGACTCAAATCATTTCACACTTCATAAATATTCCAGTAGAGCATCATGGTCTGCTGGAATTTGCTTTTTTTGTAGGAGTAGGTACAGCAGCTGGCATGGCAGGAGTTGTATGATCCTATTTTCCTTTATACTTTCATTA